CCGCTTCTCTATCCCGCAATAAATGGTGCCGCCAGGAAGAATCGAACTCCCGTCAGAGGGTTACAAATCCACTGTAATACCACTATACTATGGCGGCGTTAACTTGTATCCGAAAACTTCTTCAAACTTTTCGTTTCTAATCGCATCTAAAATTCTAGTAAAGTTAAAGAAAAGATTAGGATCTGAAGGTTCGTTTTCTACTAAATTTTTCTTAATGTTCAACAACTCTTTTTTGAAAATATAAAAGTTGTCGACATTTAAAATTTTTACAGCTTTATCGATTTGTTCAATCGCTATAGAACGAGAATGTTTATCCATATTCCTGAAATGAAGTGCTTCTGGTTTAACAGTCGAGTAGCATTTAGCTCCCAAAGCATTATTCATTTCGTAAAGCTCCATAAGAAATTTCGCTAACGAAGAAACATCTAGCAAAACATATGGACTGATAGCAGTGTTAAAAAATGGAGTAAAAGGTTCAGGTAATTGAGTATATTTATAAAGGTTTTTCTCTACAACAGACCAATTAGTACCTTTTCTTTGATACTCAGCAGTTTTACCTACGCCATCAATACTCATAACAAATCTAACTTTTTTAAATTTGTATAGCTTTTCGATAAAGATAGGATTGTATACGCTACAGTTACTGAATATTTCAACAATTATGTTTTCGTTGTATCCCTTTTCGATCAAAAGATCTAAAAAGTCGTAATAAGATTTAATGAGTAGAGGCTCACCACCAGTGAAACATAAAACTCTAATACCATCAAGAGCGATTTTCTTTAATTCTTCAATAGAATCTATCGTGCTTGATACGATATTTTCGCCGCTATGTTTAGCAAGGATAGGAAACTCTTTAATTTCTCTAGCAATTTCGGAGCTAGAGAAAGCGTTGCACATACGGCATTTGAAATTACAAAGATTGCTAAGTCGTAACTCTAATCTTGTCACCTTTGTTTCAGCGTCTTCAGTAAACTTAGATCTATCAAAGTTGATCTGTTTACCTTCAGGAGTAACAAAGGTGCTTTGCCTAGTGCTTTTGATACCTAAGTCTTCTCTATTTTTACATATTGTACAAGAAAGAGGAACCCTGCCCTCTAAAAAGTCTTTCTTCATACTCTTTAACAGATCAGATTTCAAATACTCTTGAGGAGTGAAATTCATACCATTTTTATTAGTATGACAAGGGCTCGCATTGTCTACGTGATAATACATAGAATTCCAAGGAGCAGGACAAAAGAAATCTGAACTCATAAATTCACCCCATAAAAATTAAAGTGTGGGCTAACCGTGGACCCACGCGAGTCTATTTATCGCGACCAGCCGTAAGTTCGAGATCTTACGTCCTGCAACCCATAGGTGGAGTTCTCAGTTCTACCAGCAGTCCAGTATTCAGCAGGTTCCCTATTTACTCTGCTTAGTCTCGAAAATGGTGGAGGTAGACGGGATCGAACCGCCGACATATTGCTTGCAAAGCAATCGCTCTCCCAACTGAGCTATACCCCCGAACTATTAGAGTGGAACACCTGTTACGGTTCTTCCAGTCTTTGTGTCTGTTACTGTATACGTTTGTCGGTTTTGATTATGTGATCTAGCTATGTTGATGGCTTCAATCATACTGATTGCATCAACTGTCATTTTCACATCACCAACTTCAATAACGAACGTAGTCATATGCTTCCTCAAAAATGGTAGTCCGTGACAGGGTTGAACTGCCGACCTTCTCCGTGTAAAGGAGTTGCTCTTCCACTGAGCTAACGGACCGTATTTGGCTCCGCGACCTGGGCTCGAACCAGGGACCCTGTGATTAACAGTCACATGCTACTACCAACTGAGCTATCGCGGAATAAACTTTATATTACTTATATTACTCTATGACACATTAAATGTCAAGCACTTTTTTGGTAGACCGTGAGGGATTCGAACCCCCGTCCTAGGATTAAGAGTCCTGTGCTAAAACCAACTCAGCTAACGGTCCATAAATTCATCCGCGTCTTTTATAGTGGCTAGGTTATCGCAGCCCCACTACTGGTACACACAAAAAGCAGACCATGGACACCGCTTCTATAGTACTCCAGCAACCTTATTCTATACATTAATTTGAATGCCTGTCGTATGGGACTCGAACCCATATACCAACGCGATGGTGTCTTAGTCCGTTAGACGAACGACCTACAGTATCGCGCTACTGTAGTTGGCAACTTGGCGCGGCATATCGGACTCGAACCGATATTGCACTCCTTGAAAGGGAGGGTTCCTATTCCAATTAGAAGAATGCCGCAAAATGGTGCTTCTGGATGGTATCGATCCAACGTCTCTCGATTATCAGTCGAGTGCTCTACCTTTGAGCTACAGAAGCGTAAATGGTGGGGAATGGACGGAATCGAACCTCTTGCCTCTAAGGACCCGATTTACAGTCGGGCGACGGCACCAGCCTGTCCTTATTAGCACTCCCCGAAATGGTGCTTCGCCACGGAATCGAACCGCATCCTCTGGTTCTTCAGACCAGCGTACGCACCAGCTATACCAGCGAAGCAAAATGGCGGAGGTACAAGGAATCGAACCATCAACCTTGCGGTGGCAGAGTTTTCAAGACTCTTTGAGCACCTTGCTCGCATACCTCCTTTATTATGGTCCGTGTGGAGAGATTCGAACTCCCGACCCTCTGGTCCCAAACCAGATGCGCTACCAGACTGCGCTACACACGGATATTCTTTGGTGGGCACTCTGGGACTCGAACCCAGCACCTGCGGTTTAAAAGACCGTTGCTCTAACCTACTGAGCTAAGTGCCCGAATGTTTCTACAAGAATGCACCAGCTATCTAACTACTGTACCACCGCCCATTATGGCCAACTTATGCGGACTGAGTAGCCTAGCGGACTTTACGATCATCCACGCTCTGATGCATTCATGAAGAAACACTTTGTCTCTACTTCAGGAGCTCTCTTTTACCCCGCCAAGGGAATCGTGGCTATCCCCAACGGTGTGGATAGCACCGCAGAGCTCCTCAAGAAGAAACAACCTTTCGATTGTTTCTAACTTCCAACAATGTCAAACAACAAAAAAGGCGGGAGCCTTTCGGTCCCGCCCTGGATCCCTATTATGGGGAAACTTTAGACGAGACCAGCCGCAAGTGCTTTATAACCTGCAGCGATAATCTTGCGTGATGGAGCACCGAAACGATACTTCTGTGTCACGCGACCCTTGCTATCTTCATGTACGTTAAGATAAATCGGGTAACCCTTCATACGAAGCTTATAGATAGTATCGTATGGATTCGAAATGTTATAGCGTGCCGAAATCTGTCGAGCCGTGAGATTTTCACGGTTAACGACGAGAGCTTCAAAAACACGATCAGTCTTAGTCATTCATATCTCCTATTGAGTTACATTATTTAGTTTAGTCTATTACCGATTTTAATTAAAGTCAATATCTTTTTTTAAAGAATATCGACAACTCTACCGCTGTCATCAACAGCCCTGATTCGGGAACCAGGAAACCTCAAAGACAAAGACTTCATTTCATTGAGGATCATTTGAGAGTTATTCAAAGTGGTGTTGTAAGTGCGCCAGTTACCTGTATTATCCTGAAGCTGAATATTAATCATTAACCTCTCCTAGACTTAGAGCCGACTTGAGTCATATCAGTATCGGGAGTCGCATATTGCAAACCACCTTTGTTGAACAAAGGCATAACGCGAGAGGCTTTATCAATAATCGCATCGCGTACATGCTTTGGTTCTTTATGAAGGTTGGTCATAACGCCACGTTTAGCAGTAGAAGACGCATTACCTGACATACCTGCTGAAACATAGTCGCTACGATCAACCTTCATAGATTCAGTATAATTCTTTTTCCAATTAACGTCAACCCCCTTTTTTATCTTAATTTGTTCGGGGTGAACACCGTTTTTAAGAAGCCAAGCATCGTGCTTGGTGAGTTGTTTCGGTTTGGAATTTTTCTTAGTAGTAGTTTTGGTAGTCGTATACCAAGGACCAAGAAGATGCATTGACATAGAACCTCCTGATTAGAATTACAGTATAACCCTGGAGGCTCGATAAGTCAAGCGTTATTTTTAAATTTCGACTTCTTTTTTATCCTCACCATCATCAACGATGATATACTTGGCTTCTTCATTTAGTTCTGGATAAGTGTCGAGAATTTTACGAACCTGAATAAGCTTGGCTATCATATTATTCAAAGTCTTTTGTACTGCTGCGTCATTATTTCCTTCAATGAGGTCTATAAGCACTGCATCAAGATTTGTATCTATAGAATAATCTATATGAAACTTTATGGTGTCACCTTCTCTAGAAACTTCTTCTTCAAGCTTTAGCGGAGGAAATAAGATATTTTTAATTTCTTCTAACTTTTGATCTGATGGAGTTTCAATTTTTTTCTCCACCCTAAACATTTTTTCTATCCACATCATGTAATATTCTCGCCATTTTCCAGCAGTTGCACTGTTCACAAATATAATAGGAGCTTTCTGAATCGCATTTCATTTGTTCAGAAAGCTCCTTTTTAAAAAGATTTATAAGTTCTTTTTGTTGAACCTGTTTCAGAATTTCTAATTCTTCGTCAGACTTCATTTCTTTTTGCGACCCATATTGTACTTAGCTTCAAGAGTCCATTCATTTTTCTCTTTGTGATTAATAATCTTAATCTGGCTCATAGAGGCTAACGGGTCTTTTATCTTAGTTGGTTCGCAAACCTTTAGCAGTCCCCAATCTTGCAACAAGTCAATTATCTTATTTCTACGACCTTTATCTTCTTCAGAAAAGTTCGACGGCTTTCCGTCCATAGAAAACATTTCTTTAAAATGTACGATATAGTATTTGCCCTGTTTGTGAAAGATGTGACAAGACTGATAAAGTTTCTTTTCTTTACGAGAAGCGACGCCAATGCGCGTTAAAGTTTCTTTGATCTTTAGGAAATCTTCCTCTTCAGCAATTTTAACCTCGATCAAATTATCTAAAATATCATTCATTTAACTCCACCTTTTTCTTGTTTTTTCTTAATTAATTCTATCTGCTCACTGGTCAAAATTTTCAGTGCTTCCTTTGCTCTTTCAACATTATATTTATAAAATTGCTGAATTAAGGATACGAGCTCGAGCTCTTGCTCAAGTCTCTTTTGTGCAGCTTTGTCTGCTGCGGAAGCCCATCTGTTTCTTTTTCTAACAGAATAAAACAAATAGTCGTAGTGGAGCTTATCAGAAATATGATAGCTTGTATTCATCTTATTAGCCGCATCAATAGTGTCTGGAAAATTGGACAAAGCACTATTTGTTCTCCACTGAGAATATTTATGCTCTAAATTACCTGACATATCTAGCGGCTGCTTACCGTTATTGATACTGTTTTCGTACCTCCAATCGTACGCAGCTTTCTTTGTTACAACTTCGGCTTTAGGCTCCTCTCTTTGCTCAAGCAGAACATTCAACATTATACAAACTCACAACGCAGCATAGCCTCGGTAAGGAATGCCACGAAATTAATTTCAGCATTCGCGGCGAAGGCATTCTTATACTGATACTCAGCAATCAGCAATACCATTTGAGGAATGCTCGACTTTTCGAAATAATCAGATGCAGTTTCATAAAACTGATTGAATAATACGTTGACATCAGTATCAAGGTTATACTTTACCCACTTACGGATTTCAGGATAGTTTTTATCCTTCATCATAGAAACGAGCTCTTTGATACTAGCTTCCTGCATATTAGCAAGGATACCAGAATCGATTTTACCTGTAGCAGAATAACGCTGCAGTTCGTTTAGGACACGTCGCCAGTCGGGGAAGTATTTGGTAATAAGCTCGGCCACAACTGCTCGGTCGAAGTCCACACCCTCTCCACTGAGAATCTTTTCGACTCTTTTGAAGAACTGGGTAGCAAGTTTAGTACTAACAGATTTGGATAGCTTAAAATCGATAACAGAGCATCTTGAGTGCAAAGGTTCGATAATTCGGTTTTTGAAGTTACAAGTGAGTATAAAACCACAGTTTCGCGAGAATTCTTCCATAAAATTGCGTAGCGCTGGCTGTGTTGAGTTTGCATTGAGGTAGTCAGCCTCATCGAGGATAACGTACTTTCTCCCGCCAGATAGAGAAACCGAGGAAGCGAAGGAGAGAATTTCGTTGCGAAGAGTGTCAATATTTCCATTCATAGATCCGTTAATTACGATATAATCGCAGCCAAGCTGTTCAAGCATAGCTCTAGCTACGGTCGTTTTACCAACACCCGCTGAGCCAGCCAAAATTAAGTTAGGGATATTTTTTTGATCGACAAACTGCTGAAAGGTAGCCTTCAACTCAGCAGGAAGAATAGTGTCTTCAATAGTCTTAGGACGGTACTTTTCTACCCATAGAAAATCTTCATTCATTTCGCCACCTCAATTTCATCACAAAAAAATCTATCAATAGTAGAAGTGAAAACTGGTTTCGGTCTAGAACCTTTGTTATACACATTCTTATTATTATAATCAAAACACAATATACAAATTGTTCTTAAGTGCATTTCGCCAATGCTTTCCCTATGCAAATTTTGATTTTTCGGTTTAGTGTAAAAATCACTATAGGGTTTAAATTCAAAACATTGGCTACAAGGCTTCAACTTAATCGATTTTTGTCCAAAAATATCTGTTGTCACATTATTAGATATTAACCTGTGGACGACAGGTACCATATTTTCTCGCTGGTATCCCATAGGATATCTCCATAATAAAAGTTGGGGGAGGAATTATACCCCTCCCCCGTTCAAAAGTCAACTTAAAAAGTTGAATTGGATTCAACAGCAATCCAGTACTCGGCATCCTTGCCTGCGTAATGAGAAACACCTCGCGAAGAAATGCTAACCTCATAATCACCAGGGATGATCTTAATGTTTTCTACCTTAAAAATAGCATTGAAGGTTTTTGTAGTAGGACCGACTTCAATAGAGAATAAGTCACCATTCGGATTTTTGCTGTCAGCAGCATTGATGGTAATCTTAGAACCATCACCGTTGACATGAATTTCAGGAAGAGAAAGAATACCACAAACCTTTTCAACTTCCTTAAGATCAGAATCCTTCAAAGTGAAGCTAACGTCAACGCTAGGAAGGTTAAT